GGCAGGCCAGTTAGCTCTGCTAAACTAATGTTACAGAAGAAGTATATGAGCTGTGTGATGGGGCATGTACAAGACCGTGACATAGCCTATGCGCGTAAAGCAGATGGTACAAACCTATTAGGACTGTTCTCAGGTATCTACTACCAGCATGATGAGGACTACTTAACGCCACAGACTAACGGAAGCTGGGCAGGTATATGGATGTTGAACGAAGTATCTAACGGTGGTTGCGATGAGCTTCCAGTTAGCATAAACTATCTGAGAGATAAGTATGGAGACTAAGATGGCTCTCACTTACTACGACTTAATAGAGAAGCTAAAGCAACTAGACGAACTAACAATCATAGAGATATTAAACATAACCTCAGATGAGTTAGTAGATGCGTTTAGTGAGAAAGCTAACGACAGACTAGAACAACTTCAAGAGGAGTTTAGACATGAGACTGAATGACGCAACACCATCAGCTTGGGACAGAGCAACTAGAAAGACAGGACTAGAGGCGTGGATGAAGGCAGCACACGAGGAGGCTGAAGATAGTATAGATGATGTAAACAAGCCACGGCACTACAACACAGGCAACATAGAATGTATTGAAGCTATTGAAGAGTCTATGTCTAGTGTTGCGTTCAAAGGCTACCTAAAAGGCAACTGCCTGAAGTACCTGTGGCGTTACGACTACAAAGGCAAGCAGGTAGAGGACTTGCAGAAGGCTGGGTGGTACTTAAACAAATTAACTAAGATGGTGACAGAGGAGAACAGCTAGTGGATCAGTATCAACAGTTTATACATAAGAGCCGCTACGCACGCTGGCTACCTGAGCAGAAGCGTAGAGAGACATGGGCTGAGACAGTCAACCGCTATGTAGCTTTCTGGGTTGATAGAGGTCAACTAGATCAGAAGACCAGTGCTAAGATGTTTGACGCTATACATAACATGGACGTTATGCCTAGTATGCGCTGCATGATGACAGCAGGGGATGCCCTGGCAAAGGACAATGTAGCAGGGTTTAACTGTAGCTACCTAGCCATTGACTCACCACGTAGCTTTGACGAGCTGATGTACGTGCTGATGTGTGGTACAGGCGTAGGCTTCAGTGTTGAGCGTAACTTCATCACCAAGCTACCTGTCATTGCAGAGACATTCCACAAGACTGACAGCGTTATTGTAGTAGCTGACAGCAAGATAGGATGGGCCTCTGCATTCCGTGAGCTAATCGCTATGCTGTACGCTGGTAAGATACCTAAGTGGGACATGGGTAAGGTACGTCCTTCCGGTGCTAGACTCAAGACCTTTGGTGGTCGTGCGTCAGGGCCAGAGCCTCTGGTGGATTTGTTTAACTTCTGTGTAGAGGTCTTCACTAAGGCAGCAGGACGCAAGCTGACATCTATTGAGTGTCACGATGTAGTATGTAAGATAGCTGACATTGTAGTGGTAGGTGGTGTACGTAGGTCTGCACTGATTAGCCTCTCTAACCTGTCTGACCCACGTATGGCTAAGGCTAAGTCAGGTAACTGGTGGGAGCTAGAAGGGCAGCGTAGGCTTGCTAACAACAGCGTAGCGTACACTGAGAAGCCAGACTTTGAATCCTTCTTAGGCGAGATGCAGAACATGTACGAGTCTAAGGCGGGTGAGCGTGGTATCTTTAGTCGTATAGCAGCACAGAAGATTGCAGCACGTAACGGTAGGCGTGACCCTGAGCAGGACTTTGGTACTAACCCATGCTCTGAGATTATCCTACGTAGTAATCAGTTCTGTAACCTGTCAGAGATTGTAGTGCGCCCTGAAGATACTCTGAAGACTCTGAAAGATAAGGCAGAGATGGCTGCTATCATTGGTACACTACAGGCTACACTGACAGACTTTAGATACCTGCGTAACGTATGGAAGCGCAACACAGAGGAAGAGGCTTTGCTAGGCGTTAGTATGACAGGAATCATGGATCACTACCTATTGAGCAAAGGAGATTCTAAAGATTTAACTAAGTGGCTGGAGGCAGTACGTGACGTTGCTATTGACACTAACAAAGCGTGGGCTGAGAAGCTGGGCATTAATCAGTCTGCGGCTATTACGTGTGTTAAGCCAAGCGGTACTGTATCTCAGCTTGTCGATTCTGCTTCTGGCATCCATCCTCGCTTCTCTAAGCATTACATTCGCAGAGTCCGTAGTGACAACAAAGACCCGCTTGCAATCTTCATGGGACAATCAGGATTCCCAGTAGAGCAGGACATTATGTCACCTACGTCAGCAGTCTTTAGCTTCCCTGTGAAAGCACCAGAGACCTCTGTGACTGTCAAGCAGGTAGGTGCAATGCAGCAGCTAGAACTTTGGAAAGCATATCAGAACCACTGGTGCGAACATAAACCAAGCATCACTGTTTATTACACTGATGATGAGTTCCTGCAAGTAGCACAGTGGATATGGGAGAACTTTGATTTGTGTAGCGGGATTAGTTTGTTGCCATATAGTGACCATGTATATCAACAGGCTCCTTATGAGGACATCAGTGCTGAGGAGTACGATAAGCTAGTAGCAGAGATGCCAGTGGGTGTGGATTGGAATGATCTGGAGAAGTACGAGGAAGAGGATAACACGACAGGAAGTCAGGAGTTAGCGTGTGTAGGTGGTGCATGTGAGATAGTGTAGATGTTGTAGGTACTAAAAAGCCCTGCGTAGATGACTGCACAGGGCTTTTTTGCTTACCTATATTGGTTCCTTATTTCCGCTTGTTCTTCTGTTGTTAGACCGTCCATAACTTCAGCAACAATTAAAGCAACAGCCTTGTCTCTAGATGTGTCGTTTTTAAAATTAGTCTTCTCAAACGCAAGTAATTTGTTAATAGCTTTAGGATTTCTAGCAGCTTTCTCCAAGAATATAGGGCCGAGAATAATACCAGCTCCTCCTAGTACACCAGCAACACCACCGGTTGCAGCACTAGCCCCTCCTATTACCATACTCTGCAAAACTTGAGGGACAGTACCAAGAGTCTGAAACTCCTGTCCACGGAGAACTAAGGAACCTATGTTTCCTTCAGGTCTTGCAGACGCTTCTGCCATGAGGTTAAATAGTTGTTTAACTCTTCCGTAGTCAGCTCCTGTCACTAGCTTCAGCATTTCGTCTTTATCTGGCTTACTAAATTCATCTGCTAGTTGAGCATAGCTTTTTATAGTAAATTCTTCAGCTTCTACTTTAGGAAGAAGGTTCTGAAGATAACCTGATTTAATAGCCTGTTTAGCTTCTGCTGCTGTTTTAAAGGCTCCTGCTGTATCTCCCCCAGCTTTTTTAACTTGAGCAAAAGATTCGTCAACACTTTTAAGCAAAGCCCTTACATTATCTGTTGATGTTCCTCTAGTAACTAAGCTGCCTAGACTTTTAAATTTAGCGTCATTAGCGTTTTGAACAAAAGACTTGTTAACTTTAGGCAGTATAGTTTTCATGCCCTCGCTATAAGAGTTTTTTAAAAGTTCATATTCTTTAGCTACTTTAGGATCAACAGTTTTTAACGTGTTAATAAAAGATGTCTTTAGAATATCCACCATAGAGCCAAGCTCTCTAGCGGCTACGTCATTATATAGACCGCTGTTTACATCACTAAAAGCCTTAATATCTTGAGTTATTTTTTTATCCAAGTCTATTAAAGTTCTAGCAGACATACTTTTAGTATCTAAAGCTCCTACTAACAAATCGTTTATGTACTTGTTTGTAGCATCACTATAAATACTAAATGTTTTTCTCTGGCCTTTGTTCAAGAATCTGTTAAGTTTAGTCCGTATAATGCTTGTAGGGACTGTTTGTCTGCTTACGTCTTTCCTTATTGTATCTAAACCTTGGCCATAAACGTCTGACATAGCCTGCTTTCCTGCTGTAAGGACGCTCAATATAGATTGTCCCATTTCTTCGGAAGAGGCTCCTACTGGAGAGGAGGCTGAGTCCATGACTTCTTGGATGGATTCTTTAGCGGCTAAATTAACTTTTTTCGCGTTGTCTACAGACCCTGCGCCAGATATAACACCTAGCTCTCCTACTTTTTCTTTAAATCTTTGAAATCCTGTTGCCCTACCAGTCTGAGAAACAGTCAAAGAAGCAGGATCAGTGGCCTCTTGTAGAATTTTTTGAGTAGCCTGTAACGACTCTCTTGAGCCAGCTTTAGGAACACTATCAGCTATTTTCTCTGCTATCTTTATGCCTTCTTCAGCTACTTCTTTAGGAGAGAATCCTAAAGCTTTCTTAGCAGCGTAATAACCGGGTTTAAAAATCCTGCCCAATCCTAAAGTAGCTATATCAAAACCTGCTGAGATAAGGGCTTCGTTCATAGCTTCAGCGTAGTCTAGTTCCTCGTCAGCAAGCTCGTCTGATATTAAAGAGCCTGCGCCAGACCCTAAAGCACCGCCTAGAACACCTCCTACAAATATACCAGCAGGGCCGAAAGGAGCGCCCATCATAGCCCCACTAGCAGCTCCTCCCATGCCTACAGGAAGCTCCATGTTTCTTTGTAGCCAATTCAACTCCTCAGGAGCTTCAAAGTCTTCGAGAGTCGCTAAACCGTTACGGATTAGCACTTCTTTTACTTCTTCTTGTCCTACGTTTTCAGGAATACCTCCAGGAATCTCAACAACTAAACCACTAGGCAGAATAAGTTCGTTATTTGATTCAGCCATTGTTACTTCTCCCCTGTTCCTGCTGTTAGTTCGTTCCACGATTTAGGTTTAGACTTGTCAGGAGCATTTAAAAATTTACCATATTGAGCAATAGTAAAGCTGTTGTAGCCCTCTCTATTCGATTGTGGAGACATCAAATACTCTCTATTTCTTGCTCTCCTTTGCATTTCCTCTTTAAAGCGATCAATAATTCTTTTATTTAGTCTGGTGCTTTTTTCAATTAGAGGGACTAACTCCGAAGCAGCTTTTCTTTCTCCGTCAGAAGGATTAGAACCAAACGCTTTTAATTTAGCTACCATCATTTGTTTAGCCATTACATCAAACTCACCTATATTAGCGTCAGTTATTCCGAACGTGTCGGTGAATGCTTTTGATCCAGTAGCTGTTAAACCACCTGTGGTAATCTGATCTAAAATAAGCAACATATCGTCTGCATTTTTTACAGCTGTTGCAGCTAGGCTGAACTCGTCAGTAGCAGCTCCTTGTTTAGCTGCAAATATCTTATTTTCTTGTTTTTGTTTATCGCTTTGTACTGCTATATCTGCTCTATTCTGAGCTAGCTGTGTTTTAGCTGCTTGTACTTGCTCAGGAGTAAACCCTGCATAATTACCTGTAGCTACTTTAGAAAGCTTACCGACTGGGTTCTCAGGCGATCCGGGTACAGGAGTTATTTCAGCACTTATCCCCTTTTCAGGGTCTTTAATCATAGCTCCGTAGTACAAATTACCATCCTCATCTACATACTGGTCAGCACCTCCAAAACCTAAATTACTTTTTTCTGCTTTATTTTTAATAAAAGAAGTCCAGTTTTCTGGTTTAAGAACACCTGTTTGTGCTAATCCTGTGTATTGAGGATAGTTAGTAGCAATAAACTGCAAAAATCCTGTCTGAGCTTCTTCTTTGTCTAGTTCGTCTATTCTTTGCTTTTCCATTGTTTTTACTTTAGCTACAGTTTGTGCAGCCTCTGCTGTCTTACCTTGTACTTGCAAAACCTTAGCCATCTTAGTAAGGTCTGTTATCTGCTGTCCAAGTGGTTTAGGCTGCCCGTCAGCAGTCGTAGGTGAGCTTAGTTCCATCATAGCTCTCTGCCTGTTTTCCTGAGCAGAAGGCTCACCACCTCTCATCAAACTTCCCAGCCCTTCCTGAACTGCTCTGTTACGATTAGCCATGAACTGACCATAAAAGTTTTTACTACCCGGTACTGCTACTGGGTTCTGGGTATCTTCAATGCCCGTAAGCAATCCTACTAAATCTCTAGCCATGTCATATTCTCCTTAGAAGTCCAGCCATCCGCCAATTAAATCTATTAAGCCTTTGTCGCCTGATCCGCTATTGCCTAAAATAGTATCTATCAAAGCACTTTTAGAGTCTCCTCGCTCTCCAAACATACCCCCAAGAAGAGCGTTTTGCTGACTTAAACGTAACTGATTAGCTAATTCTTCGCCTTGCATTCTAGTTTCTAGTCCACCTAGTCCAAGCTGTGACGATAGTTGTGTACCAGACCTACGACCAATATCAGCAAAGCCAGCAGGAGTAGCACTAGCCTGTAGCATAGCAAGAGCTTGTTGTTGTGGTTGGTAGCCAGCAGCCATTAGACCTGTAGCACCTGACAAAGCCTGTTGCTGCTCTGTTAAGGCTTGCTGCCTAGCACCTAAGTTAGCACGACCCATAGCCTCCTGACGCGCTGTCTCTTGCGCTAGTAGCTCAGGGGAAGAACCACCGTAAGCAGCACCAGAGATACCTAAACGGCCTTGAGACAACATACGCGCCTCTGTAGCAAGACGCTGACGCTCTTCTTCAGGACGTTGTGTAGCTCTTATCTGCTCATATATAGCCGCTTGCTGTGACGCAGGGTCTTGACCTACCTGACCGAACAAACCTTGTGCCTGACCCATTAGCTGCTGTTGCATTGCCTGCTGTTCAGGTGACAGATTAATGCCAAAGCCGCCTTCAGCAGTAGTAGACACGCCACCTAATCCACCAGTAACGGTGTAGGGTTGGAATGTAGTACCAGCACGAGCTTCTGCTGCTAACTCTCCAGCTTGTCGTTGACCTTCAATACCAGACTCTCGTACAGCCTTAATAGCCTCATCGCCTAAGTAGTATTCACTGCCTGTTTTAATTAGATCACCGTAGTCAATACCTCTAAGAAAATCCATAAATCCAGCAGGAGCTGTGTTAGTTTCTTCACTCATTAGTACGACCCTCCAGTAATTGTGTCAGCCGTTAGTGTGCCTGTCACGTTTACGGTAGCGGCTGTTACAGTACCAGTAAATGTAGGA